TTATGTCTAACTTCGGGTCTCAAAACATGAGAACCCGGACTGACGCTTGTAGAATCCTGTCTGACTGATCGTCAGATGTGATTCAAGTCGTCGAAGCCTGCGTCCGGTTATGCAAGATCGGACGCGAGAAATCGGGCGAGCTTCTTTCCATACAAAGTATGGTAGTTGCTCTCGGTCGACTCCTGTCATCTGCTTTATAACTCTAGCAGTGAAAGAATCGGACCGACCCAGGTCATGACGCCAATGATCAGTTCTATGATCAGCGATATCATGTCCACCAAGTCTTCGCCAAAGATAAGGTTCATGTCGTGTCTCCGTGTGTGTTTTGGGTTTGAACCCAAGGTACACAAAACGGTAAACACCATGACCTACATGCTTAGGTTTTAGACAAGGTGCTTGCTTCAGAAAATCGAAGCAACCTAGGGCTTTGCACTTAATACCTGATGTGTCGGGGAAGTCGCCTGGAACAATTTTAATTCCAGTAATAACGCGACATAACTCTGACACCAAATAATTAAGTGTTCCTGTGATCTCAAACTCAGTCCAGCGCATCAACAAACCATTGATGTACTTGTAGAGTATGGCCTCGTAAGCTTTTCTGCTTACATGTGACGAACCATTCCGAGGTTGGAATGGTCTGACGTCCACCCCGCGGTAGTAATCACCACCGCAGGACTCTCTGAAGTTGCCGTCACAAAATGTTTTATCAACATTAATGACGAGCCCTAGACGTGGAAACAGACTCAAGACAAATGGATGAAGACGACGATGATATATCATGTCATCTCCATACACTGAAATGAGACTGCTCCCCATGAAGTACATGGTGTCTATAGCTTTAAGCAACGCCAGAAAGACCAACGTTTGTAACGGAAATGTATACCCAACACCCATAGTGCAATAAGTAAGACTTTCAAGCACCGTGGAGTCAGGTAATTCCACTTTTCCTATCCGAGACTGGTCTAATACTTCAAGCCAGTCAGCAGGTAGTAATTTGTGGACTAAGGCGACCGTAATATTATCGGAAGCCATAGACTGATCGGCAGTCACATGTGTATTATTGCGACTAGCGATCTGAGCAAGTATTCGATGTCTCTTTTGGAGAAATCGGATATCATGCCCTTTCCGTTGCAGTCTTGACCGTATCATTTCGCCGAGACCAAAGCTCATATAAGAGCCTATGGTCGTGTTCGGCATGATCGATCGTAAAGACTTATACGTTTTGGGGACTAGCGTCAGTTTCAGGTGCTCGACAGGCTGGAAAAGGGATCGGTTAGGATCGCTCTCTTGCTGCTTTGTCAGGTAAGTCTTGACTTGGCAGCTTTCCTCAATCTCTTGAAGAAACCAGTCTATCTGGCTTTGGGAACCGGAAATCGGAATCTCCCACCGCTCAGCTTCAGAAGCTTTGCGAAGGGGGACTCCAACCGATGCCCTCCTTCCGAACCTACAGAGGCGACGATGTTCTTCATCGTCATATTTCCCAAGAACACGGGAAATATAATCACGTGCGATCCGTAGCATCCTCCCGACATGCGATGGGAGAACTGTTAACGGATAATCACGTAACCGACACTGGTTTGTTTTGAACTGTTCGATAGCTTGAACAGTCAACTCAGTGTCTGTATAGGTGTCATTAAGAAACCTATGCCTCTTAAACAAACTGTTAAGTTGATAACCGGCTTTAAAATGGCCGATACTCTCCTCAGACGGTTTGTTTAAACAAAGCTCTCGAACCATACTAAGGTCTCGCTGGTTTAAACCTTCAGCGAGATCTCTGTACAACGTATGGTCGTCGAGATTGTTTCGGAAGTCCCTGACTAGACACGATGCTATATTCCACATCGTGTCGTCCACGGAGTACGGTTGCTCTCGTGTCTTTTTCATAATCACCTCGTTGTTGAAAATGATTATGACCAGATCACGAAAGCGATCCAGTCGACCAGAAAGCAGAGGTATCCGAGTGATCCAGTAGCTGTGCGCCGATTTTCAACATTTCGGCCGCATCGCTTGCGGAAAGCTCGGGATGGACTTCGCGTTCGACTCTGATAGTGTTAAACACTACTTTGCCAGACGCGAGAACGATCGGTACAGCATAGCTGATCGATTTCTTGTCCTTACCATAACTGCCATCATTTGCATTGTATGCCGGCGGCCTATACTTAGCCGTCGCCTGACGCCGAGTTTCATAATCGGTGTCAGCCGGTACAATAAGATGGACACCATTCTGAATGGTTATTCCATCATCTGCAAATACCTGGTTGGTGCCTCCGGACGGGGTAAGGGTTACACCGGCGGATAAGGTCATATTTTTCAGACCCATAGTTCTACCTCCTTGGTAGATTTGTCAATGCCGATGACGTCCCAATTCTCCAACAACCCGTTGGATCATGAGCGCCGCAGCATCGATAAGGTGAGTCCCAGACTTGAAGTTTAAGTCAAGGGACGGTAAGGTGTTTGGTGCAGGTAGATTTACTTCCCTAACAAGATGGTCAACGGTTTCAGTACACCGTCCGCCACCTTGCGTATAAAGGGTAGCAGGAGCCGTGCTTACATAGACTTCAGCCTTGAGGAGTTCCAACTCTTCAGAGGACTTTAGTTTAGTAGTCACCCAGTTCCCACGAATACTTACGGCAGGGTTTGGCATTATAACAGCCAACCATCCGCTAATATTCATGAACCAATCTACAACAAACGAGTACGGGACCAACTCCCAAATAGTGGACGGTATGTTTCTGGGATTCAACCCAAACAGTGACCGTTCATATCCGGAGTTGTCGAGATCTACTACGTAGATCACACCCGCAGAGACTTTACACTCTATTGTGTAACGAGTCTCTCTATCTAGCCCAGTTAGGCCAGATGGTACAGGGGTCGAAGCTCGCACGACTTGTTTGTCGCGTAGCGTAACACCCCCGCGGGCAGTAAGGAGCCCTCTTGGCGCAACTTTCTTTCTAAGAGAGTTGACAGCCTCCGCAACGTTATATACGTCGTGGACGAGGGGTTTCCAGCCGTATCTGTACTCGAGCCAGGCATTAGCCATAGCCTTCGTCACAGATTGACCAGAAGCTACGAGGTTCGATTTGAGCTTACTTATTTTACTAAGTAGCCTTCTCGAATTCCCCATAGGTTTCCTTAACATCGATAGCGTTTGGCCAAGTTCTGCAAAGAACTCACCCGAGCTAAATAAGTCAGCACCTGCCGAGGCGTAAGCCTTTTGCAGAACTGACACCTTAGCTGCATCGATGTCATCGAAAATACGCGAGTTTTTAGCGATATTTCCGAATTCGTGAGTCGCGACTTCTCCCTGGAATTGACGTATACCCCAATAGGGGTGTTTGCCGAATTTCCAATTGGAAGAGCCGCCGGTCCGTGATATTGTATAAATATCAACTGGGTTCAGAATTACATCGCCACGCTTTCTTCTTCTTTCGAAGTTAGGTGTCGGTGTATCTGAAATCCTTTTGAACTGGCCAAGCCAGTCCTCAGGAACCGACACAAGTGACGTAGGTCCAGGTGTATCGATAACTGTATAACCGTGGTTATACGTTCGATTATCCCTGTTCCGAGTCCTTGTATGACTCATAAGGATACCTCCTTAAAGGTTACGTGCTTGGTAGCACGTTAACAGAGAACCCCCCAATGGGG